TTGATAGTGGGAGAGGCAACTAAAAAGGTCATAGACGACAAGTTTCCTTTTGAATTTGTGGACAGTATCACAGTTAAAGGCAAAACCGAACCTGTGAATGTGTACACACTGACACGTTAAATACACACATAATGACACAATTCTTTAAACTTGTAGCAGAACTTGGCATGCCAATAGCGGCCACGGTGGGAATGGGTGTGTTCATACTGTTCATCATAAAATATATACTGAATGGTATTTGCAGTTCGATCAAGTTTATCGAGACTGTGATCGTACAACTAGACAACAGAGTCAAGACAATGAACAACGACATTATTAAAATTGATCAAGAGGTTTCCGAACAACTAGGCATACCAATAGACACTGACAGGGTGGCTAGAGCAGACGGCAAGACCGATGCGAGGAAAGACTAATGGACATCACGACAAAGTACATGACAGTGACCACTATAATACAGGACTACGGTTTTCCAACTGTGGCTGTGTTCTTCCTGGCCTACTTCATCTACTTCCTTTGGAAGTTTATCACAACAGAGATTACTCCAAAGTTGGCTTCAACTTCAAAAACATTAATAGCTCTCATAGATAGAATACGTATGTTAGACAATGATCTAATAAGGTTAAGAACTAAAGTGCGTACTTTCCGAAAGCAGGATAAGAAGTAAGTAATTTTAGGTCAGGAGAATTTAATGAAATTTGTGATGGTAATGATAATATGTTTTGGTGCGGAGTGCGACGCCGTATTCGATCCAAACAACTATTTTGATAGTCATGATACCTGTTATGATACGGCACTACATACCACTCAATACATGCAACAGATGTATCCACAATCCGCAGGCGAGATACACTGCTATGATGAGGAACAGTTGGCATTGTTCCAAGAGTTTCTGAAACATGGTAATAAACCTACACTCACTAATCCGGCAGAACAATTAGGTCTAGACGCCTAGTTGACATTTACCTTTATTGTAGTATAATTGTACTATGATTCATGGAATGATAGATCTGGAAACACTTTCCACAAAACCAAATGCCACGATATTGACAATCGGTGGTGTGAAATTTGACCCATATACAAATGTTGAACCTGCACAAGGCATGTATTACAGAATTGATGTTGACTCGCAGACTGGTATGGGCAGAGACGTTATGGAGGAGACCGTGGAATGGTGGGGCAAACAGGCCGAGGATGTCAGGGAAGAAGCACTAGGTGATCACGATAGGATTGATCTAAAATACTTCATAAAACAATTGAACAAGTGGTCTGTGGGTGTGGACGTCTTCTGGTGCCAAGGTCCGTTGTTTGATTATGCAATACTACAAAATTTTTATGCACAGATGAATGTTCCTGTGCCGTGGAACTATTGGCAGATCAGAGATTCAAGAACACTGTTCAGTCTTGTTCCTAGAGATCTAAACGAGAAGAGGACAGGACTTCACAATGCCCTTGAAGATTGTTACTTCCAAGCGAGGAAGGTACAGAAAGTATACAAGCAACTTGAACTAAGAAATGACAGATATTAAGTGGTATTCAATTCACGACTTGTACACTATCAAAGACTACAAGATTAAACACAAGAAAGATCCTACAACAAAATGGATCAAGTTACCCTGTGTATATAAAATTAAGATTAATTCAAAAATTGTTGATGTGGGTAGATCCGACACTTGCAAAAAACACGGCGGTGCTGAAAAAGTAAGAAAAGCATTGGTAAATTTGTTGAATGTTCTTGAACACAATCCATCAGTGACAAAAACAAAGCATTGGGAAAAAATTAGATTGCAACACAGACCAAATAGTAGTAATATAAAGATAGGAATAATAGAAACTAATGCAATCCAAAAAACCTATCTACAAGAATCCATTTGAGACCATAGACAACTATGAGGAAAGTACATGGATGGGCAACGATACACCATTCATAGAAACAAAATACACAGGAGTATTCCGTGACAAATATCCTTGCGTGGAAGGTCATGTGCTCTTCATACCAAAAAAAAACACAGCAGAATATATAGGCAAATCATACGGGCTTGCCTCAGAGTACGGCAAGGATAAGATAGAGTCCGGAGAGATAGACGGATTTAATGTTGGCATGAACATAGGACGTTGTGCAGGACAGACTATCCTGTGGCCACACATACACTTTATACCAAGACGTAAAGGCGATGCTAAACATGACGGTGGTATAAGATATGCACACCCNGGAGCTGACCACAGAGAACACTACCATGAAAAGAATCAAAAGACGTAGAATCCCTGCACCTATCTACACATCACCCGATGGTGGAGAAACNGTGTATCAACAATTACCAAATGGTGAGCAGATTTTAATAGAGCAAACACAAAAAGCCAAGGACAATCAACAGNCATACAAGGAGTTGGAAATGGTGGGAAATGACGCCATAGAGCTGAGAAGGAAGTATCCAACTTTGCAAAAGGCATGGGACAAATACCTAACCGTATGGCATTTAATCAACGAAAATGAGTGATACAAACAGTTTATCCTGGGAGGACTTTACCAGCAGTGTACGTGCTTCTGTGTGCGTTTAAAGGGGTGATTAAATAGTATTATGACCAAGTATGTTTCAGTAATAGGCAATGGAGAATCAAGGAGAGGATTTGATATTACTCCATTAAAAAGTGTTACCACTGTTGTTGGGTGTAATGCAATATTCCGAGACCATAATTTAGAATATGTGGTGTGTGCTGACCGGCATATGTGCCAAGAAGCGGCAAACACGGTTGGTAAAAATACCACAATCTTTACCAGAGAAGATTGGTACAAACAATTTGCATTTTGGCCTAACGTAAAGAAAGTTCCAGATTTGCCCTACGACGGAGACAAGAGGCAGGATAATCCTTTCCATTGGGGTACCGGACAGTTTGCGGCACTGGTTGGCATGAGTTTCAAACCAAAAGCAATATTCCTTGTAGGAATGGATTTGTACGGTATTGGAAAACATAAAGGGCCAGAAGGTGTAAACAACATTTACAAAGACAGCAAAGGATACACCTACATCAAAAGACCCGTTGATCCTAGCTACTGGATATATCAGTTCAACCAATTGTTTGAGCATTCAGAATGTAGATGGATCATAGTAAACGATGAATCTTGGAAAATGCCAGATGAATGGAAAGCCCACAAAAACGTTTTTCAGGATACATATGAAGGACTGGCCAAGTTTGTAAACAAGGAACTGAATAAAAATTAAATATTACCATGCAAGAAAAATACCTTAACACAGTATGGTTAGAAATGATTGAAAATCCTGATGAGTTAAGGAAAATAAGTGACAAAGTGTGGAAAGAAAACATTAAAGAAAAACAATACACCTACACAGGCAAGATAGACATAGACTTTGATAAAATATTGTCCATTGTGCCAGAAGAAGAACCCTTCCATACACCGTCAGTAAAAGGCATGACCCAAACAAGACACGAGGGCATGATCAAAAATAATGAGATAGGCAGGCACGAGCTAGATGCTGATCATGAGATACATGAAGTAGTAAAAGAAAATTTTAATATATCAAAAACGCAGGCTATCCTAAATGTACAGAGTCCGGGTAGCGTGTGTGGTGCCCATGTTGACAAGCACAGACCCTACGTAACAAAAGGTACATATGATTTCAGTAAGACACTAACCAAAGACATCTATCGAGGTATTTTGTTTTGTAGTGATTGGAAAGTTGGACAAGTCTTTATTGTAGGCAATAAATGTATATCAGATTGGAAACAGGGCGATACCTTTACCTTCCCATGGTACATGTATCATGGATCTGCAAACGCAAGTGCCGAAAAAAGACATCTTGTGCAATTCATGGGTGAGTTGACAAAGTAAAAATTTCAAGATATAATTGTGTTATGATTAAACCTATGGTGGACCATCTCATGGTACAACAACAGATACGTGGACCACACAAACGTTGGAAACACATGGTTGCCGTGATGTGCCTTAATCTCACTTACAGAAAACATGTTAAGATAATATTACCAAAACTCTTTAAAAGATATGCAACCCCCGAAGCATACCTACGTGGGAGATTAAAAACACAACAGGCCATGCTTAAACCTTTAGGCATGTGGGAAGTAAGATCTAAACGAATTAGAAAAATGACTGAACAGTATCTGACGTGGAACAAACAAGAGGCAAGAGACTTACACGGAATAGGCAAGTACGGTTCTGACAGTTACCAAATATTCTTTTACAATCGCATACCACCCAACGTACAGGACAAGGAGTTGAAGAAATACATTGACAAACTTGTAGGATAGTTTATAATAATAATATGTTTGATAAAATAAAAGATGGAGATCTAGTAACTCTTAAATTGACTTCCGGAGAAGAGGTCATCGCAAAATATCTTGGCAGAACCGACACACGATACGTCAGTATCGAGAAGGCACTTGTACTAATGAACGGTCCGCAGGGATTGGCATTTGGTACATTTTTCTCCACTGCCCGACAGGACCAACCTTTCAACATAGCAACGGACAAGTTGATATCCATAGCACACATCAATGACAAGATCGCTGATGAGTACAACAGAGTGTTCACCAAGATTGAACTTCCTGCAAAACCTAAGATTATAACATAATGGCACATTTTGACAAACACTCGACTAGTATCAAAGCCCTGATTGATGTATCTGAGGCCATAATGAATGCAATGGAACAGCATGGCATAGATCCGGAAACAGTGTCCAATAGGAATGAATTCACAGTTTTAATACACTTTCTAAAAAGTATAATAGACGGAGAATTAAATATACCAAACGAACTTACTGAACGCATCAGAGATGTTGCATTCCAGTCAGACCTAGATCAGAGGATGAACAAAAAGTTGAACTGATGATCAAGAGGACTCAAAGACTTTCATCCCTCTATAAACACTCTGCAAGTCATCAAAACAAGGAGAAACGATGACTTACTACTCAACAAAAACATACGGACACAACATAGGACTATCGTCAGTGTTCAGGCAACCCAATGCAGATCACTCGCATTGCCATCTATTGCATGGTTACAGTTTGCAATTCAAATTCACTTTTGGATGTGACAAACTAGACAACAAAAACTGGGCAGTGGACTTTGGAGGATTGAAACCCTTGAAAGCATGGCTGGAAGATCACTTTGATCATAAACTTGCATTGGACAAAAATGACATACACATTGAAAAGTTCAAGGAACTAGAAAAAATGGATCTAGCAGAAATAAGAATATTCGATGGAGTAGGTGCAGAAATGTTTGCCAAACATGCATTTGAATTCGCTGACAAACTGATCAGAGAGAAAACAAATGACAGATGTTACGTTGTGGAAGTAGAATGTGCAGAACACGGAGCAAACAGTGCCATCTACAGAAAAGAATAATATACTTAAAGAAAAAGTAAAAGTTAGCCTTACAGACACATCATACTTTATTGATGTCTACGATACTCCATTGGGACGAAGGTGGTTAAATGTATTGGCTGACAATCTAAAACAAAAGAGAATACTAGAGAAAAACTTTTGTTTTTTAGGATTTGCAGATAGCGAGAGAGATCTAAGATACCTTGTACAGGAGTTGAATAAAAATATTACACAGATAAATTCGTTCCAGTTCGACCCACAATACACACGGATAGAGCTGTTCAGCCAAGACGACTTCCAATATTCATACAAGAACCAGTATAAACTGAAACATGATTCCTGTAATCTTCTACACAGGTACTTCGAGGAGTTGCAAGGAACTGCATGGGGAATTTCTAATTTCTATAAACAAGCAGATCATGAAACAAAGTATGCAATCAGGCAACTGAATAACCTTTGTCATGAGATTGAGAGCTGGGTTTTGTCTTTTAGAAAAAGCATGATTGATCCAGACTGGATAAGACCATCACAGATAACAACTTTCCTAAATGCACCCAGATATGATTTACACGAGCAAGATTATGAACTGTTCAAACAGAATAGATACGATCGAGAGCTAGGTGGTGTATACCTACATTGGTCGCAAGTTGGCAAAACACTCTTTGAAGTGTTCCGGGACGAACACGCACCAGTAATGACTGACACACTCTGTTCTGAAATAAATCATCAAAAGTATTATTCAGGAGAGTTTGACGTAGAGTGGGGAAGCACAATCACAGCAAGTAAAGAAGTTTTCAAGAAAGAAGAGATAGACAAATTCCGTGCGTGGCTAGAGGATAACAATTATGATTGGCAAGACCCTAAATTGTCATTAGGTTACATAAAACTAGGACAGGTCGATCTTGATAGAACGTTTGGCAATGATTCTTTCAAAGAAATTTACAAAGCAATGAGTAAAAATTTAAATATAACTAATATCAAAATAACTGGCAATGACAACATTGAATGCCATTTTCCATATTCCCTTGACAGTGATGACTGGAAACAGATACAGATGGAAGGATTAAAAAGTGGATACAAATCACGTAGTGTGCGTTAAGTGGGGTAACAAGTATGTCTCAAAATATGCAAACGTTCTTGATAGCATGGTTAAAAGACACACCACCGTGCCATACGAATTCCATTGTATTACTGACGACCCATCAGGGCTTGACCCTCACATAAATGTAATAAGATTACCTAACGATCCGTGTATTAAAACTTGGTGGAGCAAGTTATGGATGTTCTCTCCTGATTTCCCTTTGAAAGGTAATGTGCTTTTCTTTGATTTAGACGTCGTAATTTTTAACAGCATAGATTTTTTATTCAAACACAATCCAGGTAAGTTCCAAATTATCAGAGACTTCAATAGATGTAGAGTTCCTGATTGGAAACTTTCAAACTCTAGCTGTATGCGTTGGAGTCCCGGCACAATGGATTACCTGTGGAACGAATACAAAGCAAACCCAAATGCGGTCACAGGAAGAAATCACGGAGACCAAGACTGGATTACCAAGAGAGCAAAAGATGACATACACCATTGGCCTGATTCGTGGATAAGGTCTTACAAATGGGAAATGATCGGGCTGAAAGATACAAAACTTTTAAGCAAAGACGGGAAGAGGTTCTTTAGGACTCCGCCAAAGATAGAACCTGACAACAGGGTGGCTGTCTTCCACGGTCTACCAAATCCTATGGAGTGTTCTGACCAGTTCGTAATTGACAATTGGAAATAGTTGTTCTATAATATAAGATGAAATTTGAATTTAGTTTCAAGAACATAAGCACAATAGAAAGCAAATACCCTATTTGCAGGATAGTATTAAATGGTAAGGATATTTTCACTAGCAGGGTACAAGAATCCATAGAACTTGACGCAGACGCAAAGGATAAGAATGTACTGAGAATATATTTTGTCAACAAAGAAGGCAAAGACAGTATTCTAAATCAGGACAACGAAATTATAAAGGACCTCAGTTTCGAATTACAAAAGATTATTATTGATGGTGTTGATCTAAAACACATAATATGGGAAAGCAAATATGTCACAAACGACAAGGAAATTAATTCTTGTTTGTTTTTTGGACCAAAGGGATTTTGGGAGTTGAATTTTGAAACTCCTGTATTGAAATGGTTACTGGAAACCAACCATAATAAAAATAACAATGATCCAACATGGGAAGAGGATTACAACTACTACGAAGAGGCATGTCAGAAATTATACAAGATACAGACAAGATAACAAAGATCGCTTGGGCACTGATGACAGCATCAGTACAAAACAAGTTAGATGTTCCTGGCGAGTATCTTTGGAACATTCCTGCCAGTGGAGATTTCAATGAGATACGATCCAAGACATGGAGTGTGTATTCCAGTGGTAACTGCATAAAGGATAAGGACTTGATACAGTTCACAGATAGTGTCAATCCAAACAAGTATCTTCGAGATCCATACATTGTGAACAGGTTCGAAGAATATTTTCCAATATGGCTCAAAACATGTCCTAGGTTCCAGTTCAAAGGCATAGATGATTTCAAGCACAGTTGCTTCTCCCAGGGTTCTCAAGAATACTTCTTGAATTTTTATATCACACATCGAAACCGTAGATTTAGAATTTTCAAAGGAGAATACTGGTGGCACATGGAAGTCTGGAAAAAGTTAGGGCTAAACTGGGCATACATCGAAGAAGATGATGTAGATGCAAATGATGTTGTCATTATAAGTTGTCCTTTCGCGAGGCTTGGAGATGAACATCCAAGACAAAAAGAATTAATTGAACAGTGTGAGAAACTTGGCGTACCGGTCATGTTAGATTTCATATACCTACCTAACGCAACTTTCGATAACATACAGATCGACTTGACCCCTACATGTATCAAATCTTTAAGTTTCAGCATGAGTAAAACATTTCCTATTGCAAATGCCAGGGTGGCATTGAGGATGACCAGGGAAAAGGTTTACGATCCAATGCAGATAAGCAATGACGAAAACGTTGCCAACAGGCTGGCCACAGGACTAGGACTAGAATGTATGCAAAGGTTCAATGTTGATTACATGGTTGAAAAATACCATGCTGAACAAATACACTGGTGTAAATTACTAGGACTCAAACCAACAAAGGTCGTGCATTTTGCCGAAGGCAAACCATATACGGACATTGGCAGAATGAATGACAAAAGATTTTTCAGTGAATTCAATGATCAGCAGAATAGATACAACATCGGTCCTCTTTTTTCAAATAAAAAATTGTTACAGGAACTAGGCTACTATGAATAAAAGTTACGGCAGGGTAAAAGTTAAAAAAGTAATAGCCGATCTCAACGATATACCTGAGGATTGCGGATATGAGAAACAATTCGAACACAACATCGACATGAACAGCAACGGTATTATGGGAGAATGCATAGAGTGGTGTCAACGAAATTGTGAGGGCAAATGGGGTTGGTGGTTCGAACAAACAGACTTGTATGATCCTATGCGTCATAATTGGGAGGATCAGAACAGTTACATGAGCTTTGAAAACAAGTTAGATGCAACACGTTTTTGGCTGGCAATTGGATTAACAAACATGGGGAACAAGGACAGATAATTAATAGTATGAACTTATTTGAAATAACAGATGAAGCAAAGAATCAAATAGAAAAATTGCTGGAAAAAAATCCAGGCAAGTACGCAGTAAGCCTAGCAGTGCTGGGTGGTGGTTGTGCAGGATTCAAATACGATTGGGGATTCGCCGATACCAAAGAAAGTATAACCGAGGGCGACCATGTAGAAGACTGGCACACAGGTAGATTCGTTGTAGACGAGACTTCGATGATGTATGTAGCTGGCACCAAAATTGATTGGGTTGAAGAAACCTTTGGTTCACAGTTTGAAATCAGCAATCCCAACAGCACCAGTGCCTGTGGATGCGGAGAATCGTTTGGCGTATAATGGACACTGCGTTTATAATAGGAAACGGTGAATCAAGAAAAATATTTCCAATAGAAAATTTAAAGGGCAAGGGCATTGTGTATGGTTGCAATGCAATATACCGAGACTATCCCAAGTTGTGTGATCACATAATTTCAGTCAATCCGCCAATGTACGAAGAACTTTCCAAATGGCACAACAACGGAAAAGAATCTCCAAAAATACATGGGTTACAAGATATCAGTGGTTGGAACTACATATGTGATGGAGACAAAGAATACGACACTCCAAAAGGCTTAAAGATATATCGTATCTGGCGTGGGGGCAATCCAAAAAAAGGTGGCAGAGTTAAGACGGAGGATTTTTCAATCAACAGAGGTTCAGGTTGTTCGGCAGTGTTAATGGCGGCTGAGTCTGGTGTAAAGAATATTATAATTTTATCATTTGACATACTAGGTGCCCAACAATGGGAGATGCATGAACCAAGCAGGATACAAAATAACATTTATAAAAATTCACTTCACTACCCGGATAGACACAGCATGAAGGCCTATCTGAAATACGAATGGATGTATCAACTAAGACAGACATTTAGAAGATTCCCAGAAACCAATTTCTATTTTATCAATAGACGAGAGTACCTTGATGGAAACAATTTCCTAAGATGGTATTTTGATCGACCCAACATACACTGTGGTATCTACGCAGATTTACAGAGATGGATCTCAGGTAATCGTGATGACATACAGTGGATGAGTTTATAGGTCACATTTGTCACAGAAGTGTTTGTGACCCTTTTCAACCCTTTCAGGATCTACCTTAGATTTTGGTTTCCGGAAGGTGCCTCCACAAGTGTCACACTTCAACACATATATTATATTGTTTCTTCTTACGGTGTGACAGATACCTAATTTGCTCTCTCTTTTGTACAATTTCAACGTTTTGAGCGTTTCTACGAACATGTAATTATTTAATAAATATGTAAAACCGATATATGACTAGATTAACAGTAGACACAGGATCAGAAGGAAACGTTGCAACAGGCGATACTTTACGTACCGCTATGACAAAGATTAATAGTAACTTTGCAGAGTTGGCCGGTGATCTGCAGATGTCGGGAAATACTTTATTAAGTGCCGACACTAATGGAAACATCATACTAGACCCCAACGGTACAGGGCAGGTTCAGATAGAAGCAGATAGACTTGTGATCAAGACTACAAAGACTGCAACCGCTGTTGGAAACTCAGGTGATATCGCAGGATCTATATCTTGGGACGCAACGAACTTATATGTTTGCACAGCCAACTACGATGGTTCGACTGCTATCTGGAAGAAACTAGTATTACAGGCGATATAAAATGGCCCAGCAAACGATTGATCTCGGTACACTAGGCGGAGTAGACGGAACAGGTGATAGCATCCGAGCCGCTGGTGATAAGATTAATGACAATTTCACAGAGCTTTATGCTTTACCCGTTGTTGCTTCTGACATAAGTTTTCAAGGAAACACCATTGTCTCAAAATCATCAAATGCAGACATTGTAATATCAGCTTCGGGCACAGGAGCAATCACACTGGGTGGTTACAAATTAGATGACAACAACATTCAGACTGTTGACACAAACGGTGATCTAAAAATAAATGCGAATGGATCAGGATATGTTGTTATAGACGGACTTGGGTTTGCCGGCACAAGTATACACGCAACTGATTCGACAATAATTAATTTGAACGAAAATCTAATAGTGGCCGGAACACTAGCCACCACGGGCAACGTGACAGTCACGGGGACAGTCACTGGTGTGACAGGATCAACCATAGGCAACATAACACTGGCCAATGGATCAATAACAGATTCATCAGGTACGATAAGTTTCGGCAACGAGAATGTAACAACAACAGGTACACTTTCAGCAGAGACAGGTGATGTGATAGGTAACATGACATTCGCTGATGGCTCTATCACAGACTCGTCGGGTGCAATAACTTTTGACAATGAAAACCTTTCAACATCAGGCAACATAAATGCAGGCACGACAACATTCAGCAGTCTAGCGGTGTCGGCTAGTTCGTCATTCGTAGGCACTACAACAATAGACAACCTTACATTAAATGATAACATAATTTCAACAAGTTCAAATGCTGATCTAAACCTTACACCTGGAGGCACGGGAGTGGTCAATGTGTCAAACATGACCATTGATTCCAGCGTAAACTTAACAGACAACGTGATCAAAGTCACACGTACAAACGACGACTTCATTTTATCGGCAAACGGTACAGGATCTGTACAAGTTTCAAACATAGATATGAATTCAGGAACCGTGGACAACGTAGTGATTGGCGGCGGGGCGGCTGGAACTTTCACAACACTTGCATTCAATCCTGCATCCGGTGGTACTCTTTCATCAACAGGTGTTAAAATTACACATAACGAGATTAAAGCAATAGAGTCAAATGCTAACTTAGAATTTGCCGCAAACGCATCAGGATATGTTGAAGTCAACGGGTTCCAATTACCTAATGCTGATGGTGAAGCAGGACAACTTCTTAGAACAGACGGAAGCAAGGAAATAACTTGGGTTACTAGTCCTATCTTGCTTGGACAGTCGGAAATACAAGATGCAAGAAACACAATAGGATTTTCTACTTTAACAACATTAAACAGTGTGGAAGCAGTTGGATCTCATGAATCTATTACAAACTTAACGAGTGTGGTAGATGAATTTGATCAAACCCAATTCGACAGTGCTTGGTATCTGCTGTTACAGAGATACGATTCAGCTGACAGCTCTATCGAGTACGCGGCGTCAAAAACCATTGTGGCTCAAGGCACAGAGGATGGCAGTACTTTTGATGCATTCAACGGTACATCACAAATAGTCAAATCGTTCGACACAGACGAGATTATTCAAACATCAACAGATATAAGAAGCTCGGTGTCTAAAGTAAGATTACTAGGTACATCTGGCACACTTGCAGACGGATCCACGAAGTCTACTAATAATGCATTGAGTTTTTACCGTATTGGATTGGGAGATAATGATTCTTCGGGATGGACAGATGGAAAGGCTTCAACAAAAGTGGTTGCCGATCTTGATTCCGCTGAAGCAACACTAGACAGTTGGTCAGCAAGTTCGTTCAGGGGTGCCAAATATTATGTGTCCATCAACAACACCACAACCAATGAAGTGCAGAACGTAGAAGTATTACTGGTGCACAACGGCTCGGATGCATTTGTGTCACAGTACAACAGCATGACTACCAACACATCCAGCACACCTTTGGCAACATTCGCCGCAGACATTAACAGTGGAAATGTGAGATTAAGAGGTGCGAATGGAACTGCAGGAACTTGCAGAGTAAACATGTATAGAATACTTCTCGCAGACAACGAATCAGATTCAAGTGGCACATATGAAAATGTCATCGGTGCACAGCAAGTGAGCAACACGGCATCAGCAACCATAGACGCAAACAGTTTCAGAGGTTCAGCAAGTCCAGACATGAGTTCACAGAAAGTGATTAACTCATGGGCAAAAACAAGTTTCGACAGTGTGTTCTATCACATGGTACAGAAAGACATGACCAACGATGAATTCGTTATGAACAAATTGAGTGTCAATCATGGAGTTGGCTCAGATGGCAGTACAGAAGATGCATTTGTATCAGATTCTCATGTAGTTAAATCAGGAGAGATGAATGACATATCGGCATTCGATGCCAACATCAATGGTTCTACTGTAGAACTTAAGGCCACAGGTCAAAGTGATGGTTCAACAGCAATACAGAATTCTTTACAGTATTACGCAATAGGACTTGGTCCAGACACAACCACTGGAACATCAGGAAACATAGGCACACACGCAGGGATCATAGCAGGTGGTAACAATGAAACTACTATTGACCACGTCACTGCATTTGGATCTACACAAGGTATAGTGGCCGCTGAAAGATCTGTTGCAGAATTCACAGCAGGTCAGTTTGATAGTGCTTGGTACTTTGTAGTATCAAATGACACAGTAAACACAAGTATACAAACACAGAAAGTTTCTTTGATGCACAACATGGTCGATGCTTTCGTTACAAGTTCAGCTGTTGCAGGAACAGACGTAGGAGATACACATCCTACATATGACGGCGACGTTGTTGCATCCAACGACAGTACAAGTAAAGTTAGATTAAGATCTACAGATTCAGACGGAAGTTCTGTCACTCCAAACAACACAATGGCATATTACAGAATAGGATTGGGAGATGATGATTCAACAGGTTATGTCGGTGCAGAGACCGATGAGACAACTGTTGCTAGGGCAACACTGACAGGCAGTTCGGTGGCCAACATAGACACTTTTGCAAAAGGTGCCAACTCCGGAGCCAAATATTTTATATCCATAAATGATCAGTCCACAGGAGAGATGTCAAACATTGAGGCCCTTGTCACACACGACAATACTAATGCATTTATTACTACTTTCAACGAACACTTTTCAGGAACGAGTTCATTGATAACATTGACTGCCGACATAAGTGGCAGTGATGTCAGGTTAAGAGGTGTTTGTAGGAACAATGACGGCATAAGAGTTACAGCATATAAGATACTTCTTGCAGACACAGAAAGTGCTCAAACTGGAACAAACACAAGAACAATAGCAAATGTGACTGTGTCAAGTTCCGCAACAGCTATAGACACGTTTGATCACAATGACGTTGATGCCGCACACTACATAATCGTAGGCACAAATGGTGCTGACGAGAAATTTATCACAGAAGCTACGGTAGTCACAGACGGTGCCGGTGCTTTTGTGTCACAACAAGGTGATGTCAGCACCAAAGGTACTGTGATGCTTGAATTGGCGGCGGCACATGATGGCTCATCAACCGTAACACTTTCTGCATCATCAACATCCGGGGCATCCACATCGGTGATGGCTTATAGGATACAACTGAAAGCACCAATACATAATATTGTGACTGTTGACAGTTGGTCAACAAGTTCATACAGAGGTGCCAAGTACTACATATCAGCAGACGATACGATTAACGGCCATATAACAAACATAGAATGTTTAGTGATTCACGATGGTACTAGTTCATACATTTCTACTTTTGGTCAACATAACAGTAACGTCAGTCTTTTAAGTCTGACCACAGATGTGTCAGGTGGAAACGTGAGATTGTTGGCAGAACCTACCGCGGCAGACGTTAGGATTAAATTTTATAGAATTAGATTAGCAGACAACGAATCAGGATCCACAGGAACAGATTTCAACACAGTGGCGGCAACCACGGTTTCAAGTTCAGCGACAGCGATTGACACTTTTGTTGATACACAATTCACTGGGGCTCATTATGTCATTGTTGCAAGGAATAACACAGAAGGCTCATCTGAAATACAAGAAGCCACAGTTGTAACCAATGGCACAACTGCTTTTGTATCACATGCAAACCACGTTTCATCCAAATCGACTGCGATGCTTACATTATCCGCGGCACATGATGGTTCAAGCACAGTCACTTTAAATGCGGCGTCTACAGCAGGTGGAAGTACCACAGTAAATGCTTTCAGAATACACATGAAGGTGGAAGATGCATTCGCCTACGACGTCTTGGACTCATTCGCACAAAGTTCTTATCAGTTGGCAAATTACATTATTGTTGGCAAAAATGCGTCTAACCAATCACAGATTGCAGAAGTGATGGTGACCTCTGATGGCACAGATGCTTATAAAGTTGATGACGGCTCTAACATAAGCACTCATTCTGAAACGGAAATGGTTATGAAATTCACAGCCGTCATGAACAGCGGCAACGTTGAACTGAGAGCAGAGAACAACCAGCAGAACACAGACACCACAGTCAATATGTACAAGGTACAATTGGCCCGGGCGGAAGGAAATCCCCAGTCAGTTGCGACTCTCGACAGTTTCGCTAAGGCAGATTTCAGAGGTGCAAAATACACAATATCTGTTAGTGATGCAAGTAGTGGTGATTTAGGATTGTACGAAACACTAGACCTAAGTGTCACACACGACGGAACCAATGTGTTTATATCTACATTTGGTAGAGTAACAAACCACACCACAGACCTGGTGGAATTCTCGGCTGATATCAGTGGCGACAACGTGAGGATAAGAGGATCGATAAGTAGTACTAACACACATACAGTTACATTAATGAGAAGGTTAATGAAAGTTTAATATGGCACAACAGACACTAAACATAGGAACAAACGCAAACGACGGTACAGGTGATACTTTACGAGCGGCAATGGATAAAGTGAATGACAATTTCACGGAAATCTATACAGCTCCGGGTGTATCATCAGACGCGATCCTAATCAGTGGAAACTCTATCAGTGCAATCAGAAGTGATGATGATCTAATTTTCAATCCCTCTGGTTCTGGTTCTGTTGTTTTTGATGCTATTAGATTCAATGGTAACAACATTGAAGGAACAAGATCAAATGAAAATATAAATCTAATACCGGCCGGAACAGGTTCCGTGGTATTTGGTTCTATTAAGATTAACGGAACAAGTTTAAGTTCGGATGACTCATCAATCATCAACATCAACGATGGATTGATAGTCGATGGCACACTAAATGTGTCGGGTGCCGCNACCATTGGAACAATGACAGCGGCTACAGGTTCAACTTTTGGAAACCTTACACTAGCNAATGGATCTATTACAGACTCATCAGGTGCAATAAGTTTTGGCAACGAAAACCTAACAACGACGGGAACAGTAGCGGCCGCGACAGGGTCGACACTTGGGAATTTAACACTTGCGAATGGATCTATTACAGACTCATCAGGTGCAATAAGTTTTGGCAACGAAAACCTGACGACATCAGGAACATTAGGCGTGACAGGATTGGCCACGTTGGGATCACTGACTGTTCCAGGCGTAACAACCTTATCTACCACAAACATTGACAACCTAACTTTACAGGACAACACTATCAGTTCAAGTTCAAATGCAGATATAAATTTAACACCAGGCGGGACAGGATCAGTTGTAGTTTCTAATTTGACTGTGGACTCAAATATCAATATCACAGACAACAAAATTACCACAACCCAATCGAATTCAGATTTAGTTATAGCACCTGCAGGATCAGGACAGGTGGTGATGTCAAAAGCAGACATCAACGGTGGAACCATAGACAACACGACCATAGGAGCAACGACTCCTTTGGCAGGAACATTCACGACTGTGACTGCAACCACTTCAGCGGTGATCGATGGAATCACTATAACGGACAACAAGATTACCACTAACGAATCAAACGCAACCCTTCAATTAGACGGGAGTGGTTCAGGTGGTGTAACCATTAGCGGATTCACTTTCCCAACCACGGACGGTAGCAGTGGACAATTCATCACTACCGATGGTGCAGGAGCATTATCATTTGCAACAGCAGGGGCGACGCTTTCGAATTCAAGTATTGCGGACGCAGTAACGACAGTGGCCAGCTCGGCAGTCTCTACCTTGAACACTTTCAACAAGACCACAGTGAGAAGTGCCAAATATTTCATTTCTATCACAGACACTGCAAACTCAAAATTTGAAATAGTCGAAGCCAACGTCACGCATGATGGTACAAATGCGTTCATAACAGCTTTTGGTTCGACAAGCAGTTTCGAGCCGGATGGTTCATCAACCACTGCTACACCTGTAGTGTTTTCTGCAGACATAGACGGAAATGATGTGAGGGTAAGAGTGCAATGTTCATCAAGTGACAGCACAGTTTTCAAGTTCCAAAGAGTTGTATTAAACATTTAAAACTAACATCGATAGATGAAGAATTTCAGTAGGAAGAACAGACACCATAGATCACCTCGATCTGAAATAAATCGTTTGCAGGAAGCGATCAAGCGTGAGAATGACAAAATAGAGCGTGAAAAACTGCTACAAAAACTAGAACACTGGATACGCACTCAGAATAATAGTTACTAAACTCCAATAAATACCCTTGTAAGGAGTAAGATTTAATGGTAACACCGGTGTGGACAACCACAGCAGGTAAATTGGCGACATTCGCCGAGGACAGTACGTATTCTCTTCAACTAGAGGCGAATACTAGTGACTCAACGGCCATAGCTTACTCCGTGATCGCAGGAAGCCTCCCGACAGGAATGTCAGTCACATCAACAGGCTTACTAACAGGTACTCCGGCTCAGGTTGCCAAAAGAACTCTTTACACTTTCGTCGTGCGAGCCACGGCCGGTAGTACCATCACAGACAGAACTTTTTCTTTAGACATTGAAGGCCAGGACGCACCCACTTTCTCAACAGCCTTTGGACAACTACAACTTGATGATTCGACTAGGGTTGGACTATACTGGGTGTTGGATGGTGAAAGGGTTGATTTTCAGTTCGAAGCAACCGACATAGATACCAGAGCTGGTGCCTCACTGACCTATGAAATAATATCAGGAATACTGCCACCAGGACTTACACTGAGCCAGTCCGGAGCATTGACGGGAATTTGTCAGTTGACCGATGATTATTTTGAAGATTCAACTAGGCAAATAGCAATGACTTTTGCTGTCACTGTAAGAGTCAGTGACGGGACCAGTGTTACTACACAAGAAAATAATATATTTGTTTACTCTGCCGCTTACTGGAATGTTAATAATCCTAACATCACAGTGGACATGACCGCTATTAACAATTTTCCAATCACTATGGATCTTACGTCACAGAGGAGACCAGTTTTCCTTACAGAAACAAATCTTGGTACCTTCAGACATGATAATCAAATGGTTATTAAGATAGATATTGAAGATGCCGACTCAACAGGTAACTCTTTTGTCTATTCGTTACTGAATGGAACGCTACCCACAGGACTTTCGATTGATTCCTCATCCGGCGAGATACATGGATTCCTACCACGACAAGGAGAAGTAGAGGTTGATTATGTATTCACCATGAGAGCTCTTAGAACCATGGACACTGGACAACTGGTGTTTACAGATAAGAGTTTCACTATGAAAGTCATAGGAGACATAGACATAGGTGTTGCATTTACAACTGCATCTAACGTAGGAACACTGAAAGCCGATATCCCAAGCACCCTGTCTATAGTGGCCACTCCTGAACAACCCAACAGGGTTCTTTATTATGCGGTTACTGCCGGTAGTCTACCAGCAGGAATAATTCTATCACCTGCAGGGAATCTTGTAGGAACAATAGATCCAAGCGATTTCACAGACTCTACAAGAACTTTTAATTTCACAGTTACAGTAAGTGATCAATACCAAGATGCATCGGCTACTAAATCATTCAATGTTACAGTTGACATACCATTTACACAATTAAGGTACGGTTCATTAACTGGACACTCTACTTCTTTTATCGATCAAAATATTTTTTACAATATAGCACAAGATCCAAATATTAACTCACCAGATGAGATATACAGACCTGAAGATTCAAATTTTGGTATGAGGCTTATCCCTGAAATGTTAATGACAGCAGGTGTAGAAGCACAGACATTGACTGCTTTTCAGAACCAGATGGAATCTAATCATGCTCCTGTTACGTTATTCTTTGGAGACATCAAAACAGCAGTTGCAAAGGAAAGCGGAACTGTACTTTATGAAGTAATATACTTAGAAATGTCCGATCCTTTTGTAAACAATCTTGGTGTTAAAACTGGCGCAACAACTATACGTCCAAATGCGGTCGAAAATATGCGAGATAGAATGAAGGCATTAGGCCATGACGAATGGACTTATTTGCCACTTTGGATGAAGACAGAACAGGCCGGAGTGAACGGTCCTTTAGGATATATTACAGCAGTGCCTATACTTTATTGTAAACCAGGTACTTCAGAAAAATTAAAGAAAAGAATAGAAGATTTGAATTTAGATTTTAAAAACATTGATTTCATAATTGACAGATACATTGTCACTAGAAGCAAGTTATCCCCTGATTCTTTCACCGGTGATGGTTCAACAATTACATTTCCGTTAGGTGAAATATTGCATGAAGAAGATATTTTGGTAAAAGTTGGCACAACAACACAGACACGTGACGATCAGGGTGGCACAGATTATCATCTGATCCACGATGTTGATAATCAAATAACCACTATTGTTTTCAACATAGCATCGGTGCCTGCAGACGGAGATGTTATAACCGTGGAGAGAAGCAACGATAAATATCTAAGATTTAAGGATATTACATAATGGCAAGTAAAATAGTACCAGGAAACATAGACGCAACATACCCAGTAGCCGGACAGGACAATAGTTCACAAGGCTTTAGGGACAATTTCACAGCAATCAAAAATAACTTCTCCGAAGCACAAACTGAAGTAAACGATTTGCAGACCAACAAAGCAAGTCTAAATGGGAGTAATGATTTTTCAGGCAACACCATAACAGATGCTGAATTAAAAGACAATTCAGAAACAGTATTTGCACACGGTACCGCAGGTGGCACTATTAGTTTGAATCATAATAATGGTCATTACCAAACACTTACAACAAATGCTTCAATAACACTAGAATTTTTAAATTTACCAGCAACAGGAAAGTTAGGCAGAATAATATTAGATATAACCTATGCCAGCACTGCTCATACCATGACCATTCCAACAGGCGTAGTTGTTTCGGGAAATGTCGACGGCGGCGATGGAAGCTCAGACACAATTACTATTCCAACTTCTGGAAGATACTTGTACGAGTTCATGAGTCCAGATGCCGGCACAACAATACTGATGCATCAATTAGGTAAGAACTACATCTAATAGGAGGTAGTAATGTATTTTCATCCACTACAAGAAGAAATCGGAAATATGTCCGAGGAGGATATTTCAAAAAGAATCAAAGAACTTACAAGGAAAGTTGCTATTGCTAGACGTGGTCGGAATCCTGAGATGTTAGCAAACTTGCAACTAGCTCTAAACACATATCGTGATGCCATCAGACAAAAAAGAATAGAAGAGTGGCACAAGAATAATAAAAAGTTAAGAAATGAACCAGATATAGGTGACTTGATAAACATTGAATAGTAAGTATTATTGATGTCAAATAGTTTCACTTGGAAAACAACATTCAAATCTATCATAATAGTCGACGGTGAACTTTTTCCTAACGAATACAAAATAAAAATAAACCTCACTACTCACACTGCAGATCTAAAAGAGCAAACAGAATATTTTGACAGATTAAAAAATCTTTTTGAACAGGTGTTTGCAAACACAATTACCACGTGGAGAGATGAACCTTTATATCAGACTTTGAAGAAAGAAACCAATAATAGATTTATACAATTACCTAAACCTCCCTATGACCAAATAATGGCCGCGGTGTGTTTCTGCAAAGCAAACAGCATACTTGATTCTAAAATAGTAATAAATCACATAGAACTTTCATCATGGCAAGGGGACGGTATTACCTATACGGTTGACAAAGACAGCAAAGAGCTTATACTTTTAGATAGGCCAGACTGGTTCTCAGAAAAATTCAGTACATTCGACCCATGGTGGTTGAGGCCAGATACGGCAACATATGATGAAGAACTTGACAAAGGCATATACACTGGACATTTTAGTTGGAACAATCAAAAGATTCCTGTTGACAAACAGCACGAGTATCATGCTAAAATATTTGAGTTCCAACCAAAGGTTTTAGATGGCGGCAAAGACAAAAATAAATGATCATGGTGATGTAATATTCTCTGAAGAGGATGCCATTGACTTATTATATACTGATCCAGAGTTTGACATTTCAAAATTGTTTTTCGAGGACAAAGAAAAATACAGTACGGCACTGAAACAGCTAGGACTAGATCTACCAATAATACACACAACACCAGATCGAGAATCTTTATCAGATTTTGATGTAAAAAATTGCAATGACTGGCACATGCCAGAAAAGTATTACCAAATAAATGTTTTACAGTGGTTGCTAGATAAATGTCAAAATGATGAAGAAAAAATGAGAGTGCAAATAGAGTATGATCTGTTTGAGAAAAAAGAATTCATAAAGGTGCTACAATTTCTGATGTACTTCGTGGACACATTGAGAGAAAATAACATAGTTTGGGGAGTTGGACGAGGATCGAGTGTGGCCAGTTTCTGTCTTTTCTTAATAGGGGTACATAAGATCAATCCAATGCTGTACAATTTAGACATCACCGAATTCTTGAGATGATAAGTAAATATAATAGGAGCATATTATTATGGTAGCAAGACCCACAAGAAAAAAAATGTATAGATCAATGCAAGGTCGAATGATCGACATTGAAAAATTAAGAACGGCTAACGAAAACGTTCAAGCAGTTGGTAATATGAATGTAAATGCTAGAGGTGACATACTTGGTAAAGGCGGACAGGTAGTTACACCAAAAGCAAAGATTATAAAAAAATATTATGAACAACCAAAAGGTAGGGTGGACGACACTCCAATAAGAGCCATGCCTATGCCACAGGTAATTGTACAGCCAAAACAAGTTGCAGTACCGAAACCTAAAGCACAACCCAAACCAGCTAAAACAGTCAAACCGAAAACAGATAGCAAGTCCAAAAAAGGAATTGACGCGGCTCTTGACGGTATAGAATAAATCTAGTATAATACTTCTATATGGGACAATTAGAAGATTTACAAGCAAAAGGTTTTGGATCAGATGGTGGAAAGCAATACACCGTTGACCACGACATCACACCACTAAAGAAACGAGTACTGGTATCAGACATGCACTTCGGAGAGAGAAAATCCGCTGGCGGAATTATCCTTATGGACGACGACGGGTCAGCAGAAGGTATACACCCACGATGGGCAAAAGTATATGCAGTTGGCAATCAACAAGAAGATGTAGTAGTCGGACAATGGTTGATGATAGCACATGGTAGATGGTCGAGAGCATTCAAGGTAGCAAAAAACGGTGTTGAACTAGAAGTGAGAATGATAGATGAGAATGATATCTTACTTGTATCAGATAGTGAGCCGGAGTTCAATTCTAAACAAGCAGGATACATCAACATGGGCGGTGCTCAACAGATGACTAAACTGCCTGGCAATGATTAAGAGATCACACACCTGTTACGTCTGCAAGAAAACTTTCGAAAATGCAATTTACTGGTACGACAGCCTACACGATACAAAATACGATAAAAGAATAATAAGACCATTCTGTGGCCCACCTTGTGCAAACAAGTATAGAGAGATTTCAGATGTAAATGATTACCCACAAAGGAGACCTTTACCACACGGTGCCGAATGGCAAGTAATTGGAAATATAGATTACATACAGTATGAAACAGATTAAAATTAAAAAAATAAAAGTAGAAATAGGCAAACTAGTCACCATGGCAGAGCTAGGACTTGGTGCAGTTCGTCCTCTCAACAAAGAAAAGAGAACATGGATCAACAAACTTAAAAAAGAAGGGGTATGGGATCCAATACTTGTGACACCAATTAAAGATTCAGGATACTATTTGCTGACAGACGGATGGCATAGAGTACAGGCCGCAACAGCACTCAAAAGAAAAACAATGAATGCCCTACAATTGCCAGCCAATGCAGGTTTGAGCATGGCCAAAGCCAACAAAATTCTACGAGATATAGACAGAGAGTTTGGATTTAAATTAGATTGTAGCAACATCATAGGACACTGGGCCATGATGCAATCTCTTCTAGAAGACTAGTTGACAAATCCAGATAACTAGTTTATAATAATTATAAAGAAGGAATCCTAGTGGTTCCTTTTTTTCGTTTAAAA